AAAGCACAACCAAGTGAAACGAAGGCTTATATAAATGTAAAATAAATAGCTAAATTAAAGGAGAGTAAACAATGGGAAAATATTTTGGTACAGACGGAGTAAGAGGTGTCGCAAACCAAGAACTAACACCTGAATTGGCATTTAAATTAGGAAGATACGGTGGCTATGTTCTAGCACATAACAAAGGTGAAAAACACCCACGTGTACTTGTAGGTCGCGATACTAGAGTTTCAGGTGAAATGTTAGAATCAGCATTAATAGCTGGTTTGATTTCAATTGGTGCAGAAGTGATGCGATTAGGTATTATTTCAACACCAGGTGTTGCATATTTAACAAGAGAAATGGATGCAGGATTAGGTGTGATGATTTCAGCATCACATAACCCAGTTGCTGATAACGGTATTAAATTCTTTGGTTCAGATGTCGGTATGGCTGGTTCAGTTCGTCAAGCAACCGAGCGTTTGCAACAGTTTTACATGAGAGTAGCTGACGCACGCTACGAGGTGGACGAAAACGATAAAAGGACTAAGTGTACCATTATCACTTCAAACAACACACGGAGCGAATTAAGCACCATGTACAACGACAAGTTAATTAGTCGATTGGTAACTAAAAAACCGGCAAACATTTTATTATTTGTCGGTCTGGAAGATGTAAGGGAGTGATTGAGATGTTTCAAGCAGTAAGAACAGAGAACGATGTGATTGTTGAACGTGACGTTAGGACATACGACACATTTGACTGGATAGATGCAAGAGTGAGGGCGTTGAGTTCATTTCTCGGTGGCAATTGGGGGTTTGAAGTTATTGACAAATAAAAAAACGCCTAGCCATTGGAGTAGTTAGACGTGAGGTATAAATAATCTGAAATGAAATTTATACCTCAAGAATATCAGGAAATACGGAGGTAGTCAAATGGTACCAGATGCATTAGTTTTTTACAATCCAAATAAACCAGATAGAAATTGGGAGCGCATGCAGTCACGTATTGAGTATTTGGAGTCAGAGCGCAGTAAGTCGCTTGATGAAATAGATCAAGTCTATGACTATGTTCTCGAGATTAACGAAGAACTTAACCAATTGAAATTGAGCATTAATTAGACAGGAGATTAGTATGGCAAACGAAGTAGCAATAATCAATTTAGAGATTACAACATTAACACCGGCACATATTGAAGCACCTAACTTAGATAAGTTGGTAGCCAATACTGATAATATGTTGGCAAAATACAAAGAGTTTCCAGTTGTTGAAGAAAATTACGAACAAGCTACAGAACAAAGGGCAAGCTTGAATAGCACGATTAAAAATATCGCTGATCAACGTAAAAGCACTGAAAAAAAATTGATGGGAAACTGGTCTGAAATCAAATCAAAGATGATGGCTATTGAAAAATCCGGTAAGTCAGCATCTGATTTGATGAAGCAACAGATGGTGCCAGTTGAAAATGAACGCAAGGAACGCCGCCGTGTCGTAATAATGAACGATGTTACTGCAATAGCAAATGAGCAGGGCGTAGATTGGGCGCGTATTCAATTCAATGAGAAATGGCTTAATAAAACCTACAGCCGTAATGACATGATAAGTGAGATTGATGCGCAAATATTGCAAATTCATAAAGATGATGAGCTAAAAGCGTTACAAATTAACCAAATTGAAGTTGAAGCAAGTGGCTTGAAGATAGATGCCGACCCTTATATTTCAATGCTTGGCTTACGTGATCTAGTAGACATTAAGGCGCAGATGAAACGCGATATTGAAATCAAGGCAGCAAGGTTAGCGGAAGCTAAACGCGTTCAAGAAGCAACTGAAGCAGCAGCTAAAGAACGTGAAGCCAATGCAAAAGTAGTTGGTGACAAGCTAGTTGATGAAAATGGCGAAATAGTCGAGAAACAAACCGTTGAGAAAAGATATGATCGCACATTGAATATAATCAATGCTACGTTGCCTCAACTCAATGACTTGGCGCGATACATGAAAGAAAATGGAATCGAGTTTAGAGGTGTCAAATGAGCGTACTAAAATCATTCATTGATGTGAAAAAGCACGTTAAACAGCCATCTAAAGATGGGACTAATCCGCAGTTCAAAAGCGGATACGTGACATTAGACGGTGTTATTAAATCAATAGATGATGCCATTAATGAATCAAATGAGCCGTTTGCATGGTGGCAAGAAGTTAGTGACAATGTTGTCTACACCGCAATAACAGATGGCGAAGACACACTAAAAATACAAGGTTTCCCACTGTTGGCTGTTCAAAATAATAAGGCAGTAAATTTAGACGGCGCCACACCACAGGCGTTAGGATCTGGCTTAACTTACGCAAAAAGATATAGTCTAGCAATGGCATTTGGCATATCTAGTGATGTTGATGATGACGGTAATGGTGCGCAAGACCAGAAATATAAGCCAGTTAATAAGTCAGGGCAAGAAAAACCGAAAAATCCACTGCATTCAGAATTTGGTAAGTTGGCCAAGAAAATTGAGTCGAAAAACAATATCGACGAAAAGCAAGTTTACTCAATCATATCTAGTCAGTTTGGATTGCAAGTTAATGAATTCATGGATTTCGTCAAATTGAGCGACAACCAAAAACAAACAATTGTCACATTTATGCAAAATGCAGCGAAATAATACACGACCAAATCATCGTCGTTAAACTGATTAATCACAGTGGAAGAGGTTTGTCAGAATTTCCTGCGTCCGCACGACATGGCGTGACCATGCGACAGGGTGTGAAGCCCAATAAAAAAAGAGGATAAAAACATGCCCGAAAATAAAAATACAATACATTTCTCACTCGGTAGTTTAAATGATGGCGCTATTGAAAGCAAATTGATGGAAGAAGTTCAAAATGTTGCAAATAATATTTTTGATCCTAATACCGATCCAAAAGCAAAGAGAATTGTCACGTTGAAATTAACAATGAATTCTGCTGATGATTTAAAAACAATTCAACTAGTAGCTCAAGTAACCTCTAAAATGGCACCATCAGCAAAGACAGGCAGTACATTGCTTGGCGGTCTCAATGCTAATGGAGAAGTAGAGTTAAGCGAATTGAAGTCAGCAGCACCTGGTCAAATGATGGTTGACGTGGATACTGGAGAAATGTTGGTTGACACCGGATTGCCGGTTGCAGAGCAGGCAGTAGTAATTGATATGCAAACAGCCAAGGAGGCTAACTAAAATGACAGAATCAAAAGAATTAGAATTTGTAGCTAACCAAGCTATTCAAGCAGCGGGTGAAGCAATTCAAGAAGTAAACGATAGTACATTTCTTGTTTCATCTGACGGCGTAACAGAATTCCGCCCAAATAATAACGCTAAAATTCCAATATCAATAACTACATTGGGCGGAATAAATAAAGCAATAGAATCTCATATACTTGGAAGATCAGCTGTTTCGGTTAATGTTAATAGCCCAGAAGACGTTGTAATATACGGGAAAATTAATGAATTCGGAAATCGTGAAGTGTTGGCAGAAACGAAACTCAGATTTGAAAGTTTTGATTTTGATCATTCTCACAAACGCGAAGATATGATTGTTGCTTTACAAGCACTTTTTTCAAAAACACCAGATCGCGATATTTTATTAAAATTTATTTCAAATGTGAAAGATAGCAATGAGTCGTCATTCACAGATGACGGGACGACACAAATTGCTAAGGCATCAACCGGACCAGCAAGTTTGGCGAATGTCAAAGTCCCTAATCCAGTGATCTTAAAGCCGTTCCGGACATTCACAGAAGTCGATCAGCCAGAAAGCGCATTCGTATTTCGTATGAACAATATAGATAGTTTTTCATTACATGAAGCAGATGGCGGTTTTTGGAAACAAAGTGCAATCAATAATATTGGCGAACATCTTGAAACAATAATTGACGGAAAAGTTCCGGTAATTTACTAAAAAATTCAAAACACCGTAAACGGTCAAATGGGGTGTGAAGCCCACGAGGAGAAGTAATGAAAATCTTCCAAGCATACCCAACTAAAAAAGCAGGCAATGAAATCATATTTAGGTTTGAAAATGATGAGTCGGCAAATAAATTTATGGCAACTTATCAGTTGTTTAAACAAACATTGGTTGAAATACAAGTCAGAGACGACCGTGAGATTAGCGCGCAACAACGCAAGTTCATCTACGCCCTGTTCCGCGACATCTCGAACTGGTCAGGCGACATGCCGGAATATATCAAGCAATTATTCAAAATGTGGTTTGAGGAATGGAGAGACGTTGATGAGTTCTCATTGAGAGATGCTGAAAAGTCAGTAGCTGCTGAACTTATCACATTCATGTTGGACTTCGTGGCCGAACATGATGTGCCATTGAAATTTAAGCCACTAGATGCGCTTGAACCGGATGATATTAAACATTGGGAGTATATGTCGCTGATTAATGGCTTTGACGTGATTGACGGATCGAAACCAGTTGAGTTAGCTCATGGCGAACACGCGGTTGGCATGGGGCGTGACAGAGACGCTATTAGCAATTTTGGCAACACAGTATTTAGTTTAAGTCACGCGCATCACGTGGAGTTGCACCGCGTTGGCTTACCGGAATTTAAAAGCAAATATCACATTAATGGTGTGTTGGTCACATCTGAAATATTAAGAGAGTTAGAAAGCAGAGGACGAAGATTTGGGACGGTTAGAGAGTAAACGATATTATGAATTGTATGTCGACGGACAGTTTGAAACAAGTTACAAAGACAGGGTGACAGCTAACAGAACAGTCGCACAGCTGTTCAATAAAGGTCATGAAGTTAAGGTATTATCGTTTGAACGCGGTGCTAAACGCAAATTTGAAAATAAACCACAAAAAATAAATCTCACACATATTGTCAAGCATGAAGAATACGGCATATTATCAAAGATTTTGGTTAAAAAAGAC